AATTGCACAAATTATTTGATACATTTAATCACATGAAAATTGATGCAATTTACGGTACTCTAATTGTAATAATAATTGCAATACTAACGTATGCATACGTGTCTAGCGAACATTATTACAAGAAGGTGATCTTGCACCAAGCATTTGAAAAATTGAAAGATGGAGATGAAATACGAACGCTGAATCCGGAAATGAAATGGGAAATTGTGAACATGAACATTGACGGCTACATTAACAATAAGAAGATAGTATTTAATCAACCCACTCGCGAAAAAATGAATGCAAATGATTCATCGTATACCAAATTCACCGATAAAAATGCTTTGGCCGCATTTTTGAACAATGTGGTAGTGATTGACATTGATTCCAATGAACCGCTGGTGATAGATGACAAGCCAATGCAGTCATATTTATCCAAAACCACCGTCAGTGCAAAGACGCCGCACGGTTACCATTATTATTTTTACAATGACACAGGTGCTCCCATCCCCTGTCGCGTGGGTCTAACAATCAATGACACAAAATTTCCAGTGGATTTGCTCAGTGGCCCAAATCAGCTCATATTTTTGTCGCCAACCCGCATAGAATCCGAATGCTACCGATGGATAAACAGCCCGTTTGAGCATCGCATAGAACCCATCAGCAAACACGCGCATTTGCTGGATTTATTTGCATACACCAAAGAATTCGCCATTTCACCCGAACCAATGAATGCATGCATTTCAAATTCCATCCCGAACCTGCTGTGCATTGTGTGGGATTTCCCTATAATTTATCAACTTAAACATAAATGCACGTCCACCCAATTTGAACAGCTGCATTCCAACCAGCACGAATTGATGTACCACACCAATTCCACATACTATCTTTTTCTAAAGCATGCTCCGCTCAAGCATTATAACGCCAATGAATTTGTGCAGCACGTCGCGGAATTAATTCGGAAATACAACATAACCGGAGGCATCGTGCATCTGGGATGCGGCGCTTCTTACAAAAATGACAACAACCACATCGCACAGTTCAATTCGTGTCGCGTGCACAATTACAAACGGCACGGGCTGCCATCTGCCGATTTGAGTGCCGAGCAAACACTGGTCCAGACCAGCGTGTTCACCCATCGCCCCATTTCCATCATTTCAAGCGACATTATGCACGAAACCATTTTAAGCAACGACGATGATGATGGCAACCGCAATCACGTGATTAATGAAGACATGTTTCTCATTTTCATGCTGTCCAATCAAACGCGCATTCCGTGCGCATGTTTGGTGCAGATCGTTGCATCCGACGAAATCAAAAATGATGTAAAATACCCCAAACTCATCCAATATTTCATGCGAAATGTGCTTAATGCAACCCATCATTCATCCAATCCAACTCAAACGCTGACATTCTTCGGAGAAGTGCCCATGGTGCACGAGGAGACGTTAAAACCTTGAAATCAATGCGTGTAAATTGCATTAGCATTTAAATAAATCAATGCTAATGAAATAAGGGGGACTTGGGAGAATCGAACTCCCGACCTCTTGCACCCAAAGCAAGCATCATACCCCTAGACCAAAGTCCCTAATAATATTCATTATTCTTTTTAGTTGTTTTTTTCGGGTTGCGCGATGATCTACTCGGTTGACGCACCCCTCCCCCCTCGGCCTCGTCCACGCCCGCTGCTGTCTCCGCGACTGCTGCGCCACTCTCCAGAACCCTGACGAGGAACAAAGGATGACTTCCTGGGGCCACCAACCGTAGTCCATTCACTTGAACCAGTGCCAGTGCCAGCGCCAGCGCCAAAACCAGCACCAGACGCCTCATTTGACCGATTGAATCTTGATGCACCACTGGAACCCGATCCCGATGCTGAAAACCCTGTGCCAGATCCAGCAGTTGATCGGCTCTCCCAACGCGTTTCGCAAATGAGCTTGCCCCCTTTGACCCCGCTCACATCAACCGCCTGAAACTCGTGCTTTGACGCGGATGCGTCTGCGGCAGAATCAGACGTCTTCAACTTGGACAGCACAAACTCCACATACTCGCCCTGCACCAAGTAGCGGTACTGCTCCTGCGACACCTTCACCGCCGAGTGGTGCACAAACACGTCGCTGCCCTCCTTGACCCCCTCACTGTCTGTCAACGCAGTGATGAACCCAAAACCCGTCTTGTTGTTGAACCACTTCACGCGGCCGGTGAGTCTGGACACGGGGTCCGCGGGACCAACCGGGTTGGTCTTGTCGTTGTTGTCGGTTGCACTCATGATTGTTTCCGTTCTGATAACACATTAAGAGTTGTCTTTAAGTTAATTTATGCATCAGTGTTTACATTTTGATGCAAATATAAAAATCTAAATATTTTATTATCAAATTGAAATCACATGCCCCGTGATGTCCAGCCGGGCGGTCTTACCGTCCTTGAAATAATAGAGTCCGTATTTCCCCCTTCGGGTCTCGGCTAATGCAGCAAAGTATCGCATCCGCTGGTTCCGAATTTCATCGTGTGCCATTGCGGTGTGCGTGTAATTGACCGATTTGATTGACGCGTGCATTTCCGATAAAACCATGACCGCCTCCAAATTCGTCAAGCATTCATAAATCACCGCCAAATAATTGGTCTCCAGCGAGGCCATTTGCAGGATGGTGCGCTGAGCTGTTTTCATGAATGCGCGAAACAGCAACAATGCATGATCCACGTATGAATTTAATCCCCGCGACACCCATGATGCGCGCGATGCATTTATTTCCATTTTAAACAACTGATGCACGCTTTGGCTCTGCCAGTTCAATTCAAATACGTTGTCCATCGGGGTGGTCTGTGCATAAAGCATGACTTCCACCCGTTCCCGCATTAATTCTAGTGCGCGTTTCAGCGCTTTAACCCGAGGAACCGCTATCTGAGCCAGCACGGACACCGCCTCGCCCATTTCAAATCGCGGTTCCAGTTCATTGCGTTCTAAAGCATTGTATATGAGCGCGCTCATGAGCCGAATACGCGACTGATGCACCCCCATCCGATGATATGCCCGAATCAGGAAAATGGAAGCCTGTCGGTGCATAGTCGGAGCCTTCAGCCATTTCTGGTAGTAGTGCTCCAAATTGGGGAGAATGGGCTTGCCTTCAAATGCCGCCTTGTAAACGTGCGCAAACCCGATCACGTCGCCAATGCACGCCACATTGCGCACCGCCTCACCCATATCAACTCTGGCTTCTTTGGTTGCAGCATTGTATTCGTACGGCACAAAATTGCCGTACTGTTTCAAATAAAAGAAGGCCACATCGGTCCTCAAATACGAGGCCGACAGCGCCGAAAACAGCGTGTTGTAAATTTGAAATGACACGACAGTGGTGTCGTACGCATAAAATCGGGCAGCCGAAGTGCGGCTGAGTCCCGCCTTTTGCCGCAGGCTTTGTGATATGTAGGCCCAGCTCGCATTCGGAAACACGCCGGGCAAATACGTTGCGCGCTTTCCGTTGCCAGAATCCACCAGAAGCCCCTGATTTTTATTACTAAATCGGGATAGAATCTCCGGACTGACATCATCTATTTCACGCAGCGGCAGGTTCATGAAACTGATTTCAATGGTGGCCGACGCGTCCTCGTCCACGTCGGTGTCAAACTGCAGGCGGCGGTCGTCCTTGGTTCGCACATCTTTCGTTAACTGCTGCATCTTTGCAACCAGCTCGGCAGGAGCCATGGACTCATACTTGTTACTCCAATGCCCGAGACAGCCGTGAATTTGACGCTCGTCCGATTCGTCCAATCGGAGCTCGTTCTCATTGCGATGCAGGGTGACAAACACTCCAAATCGGGATTTTGACGACGATGACAATTGGCGCTGGGCCGCATTCTCCAATTCCGCATCGTTAATGGTGTGAATGCCGAACAGCGCGTATACTGCCAGTAATTTCAAATCATCGGTTGGCATTGTTGAAAGGTTAAATATATAATATAGCAATCTTTATTATATTTCCAGTATGATAAAATTCACCTGCCGGCCGCGCCATTATAACAGCGACTCAATGGCCGCATAATCGGGCACATCGTGCGCATGCATGCAGTGCAGCAGTTCTAAGACAGCGGGCCACTGGGTCGCATGACGCTGCGACAATCCCGCGCAAATCTCGGGTGCCGTCATATTGTCCTTTATGTAGTAAATTTCTCTCTCCTCGTGGTTCATCCAAGGTAGCGCACCGCCACATGCTACATAAATCAGCGAATACATCATGGATATTAGATCGTCTCTGCGCCCCAGCGGTTCCCCCCGATGCGCAAACACGCTGGCATACCGCGCGCTTCCAATCAACGGTAACCCATGCTGCGATTGTCCCTCCTTCTTGCTGAGGATGAGGGTGATGCGTTTGGCCATTCCGAAATCAATGAGATATAAAAGTGGAATCGGCGCTTGGCCGACTCTCCTGGACAGGTCCAGTTCAGGTGTGCATGCAAACAAGAAATTGTCCGGTTTCACGTCCCGGTGCAACATGCCGCGCGAATGCACAGAGCGCAGTCGCTGCAGCATCTGGCACCCGATGGCCGTGATGAATGCTTCATGGTGCGGTGGTGGATTTTTTAGACTATGTGCGTTCAAATCCAACCGCGGCGATATCGCCACCGTTTCTAGCGAGGGTCCCAATAAGTCGGTTACCATGAAGATGCCGTTCATGTCGTCCTTGCGCCCGAAATACCGAAGGCGTGGAATGCCGATTGATCCCTGTAGCAGTTGAAGCACCCGCGACTCGTATTGCAGGGTTGGCGCAGGATTGCCCTGTATGCGTTCCATTTTCACGGCCACTGATTGGCCCGTGCTCACACTGTCCGCGTTCCACACTTCGCCAAACGCACCGGACCCAATGCAGTGGCGCAGGATATACTTGTCCAAGATTCGGGTTCCGGATTCATACATCCGAGAGAAAATGGGATTATTATTGCACGTTTATAACAATACGTTTAATATTTTTATGTTCATGATATATAAACACAAACACGCAATTAAAATGGAGTCCCATCTACCTCCTGGATGGCAAATGTTTAGAAAC